AACTTGTACTTGGTGCCGATTGCCGGAATGGCACTTCTCTATGAAGATTGGACTTCAAACCTAAAAAGTACCAGCAAAAGTACCAGCACTTGTGCTCGCTTACACCTACGCTTCGACGGCGGCCGACTGCTTTTCAATCCAATCGCGGATCAGTTCAACCTTCCATGCGGTCACGCGCGCCGACAGGTGGACGGGCGCCGGGAACTCGCCGTCTTTGACTTTGCGCCAGAGGGTGGTCCGTGAAAACGGGATGATGCTTGCCAGCTGCTTCTGCCGGATGAAGCCAGTGGCGGGCAGTTCGCCCATGGAAAGTTCAGTCGTTGCCATTTTCTTCTCCAGTTAAATTAATTGCCGGCCACGGGCAGCGGCTGAGCGCGTGATCGCTGCCGCACCTGGTGCATTGGGACGCGGTGGCGCGCGCATAGGCGCACCTGGCGGCGTGGGCCTGGCCGAGGTGCTGGCCGCAGCCGATGCAGCGCGAAGGTGAACGGGTAATCACGATGCGAGATCCCGCTCGGCGGCCGCCAGGGCTGAGTTCAATAGCGCCATCTTGGCGTGCGATCCACCCGGGCGATCCGGGTGGTGCACCATTGCGAGCCGGCGGTATGCTTTTTTCACGTCGTCTAAGGTTGGCTGCAGCAGGTCGCCTATCTCCAGCAAGGCCTGCCAGTCACGCGCGGCCGCTGGCGCCGGCAGGGCCGTGAATCCAGTAAAGGCCCGGTCCAGGATCTGCGCGCCGCCGTGCCGCTCGATCGCCCGCATTGCGTCCAGTGTGGCCGCGATGGCCGCCAGGTTGTCCTCGACCTTGTGATACTGGTCGATGGCCATGACCCGGGCAGCGCCGCCGCGCGCCTTCCAGTAAACGGCGGCGCCGGCGTCCTGCGGCGCGCGCTGGCCCGAGCGGGGTAAGCCATCGAGCCGCAGCGCCACGTTGGTGGAGATGACGATGTCGTCGCGGTCGATGCCCATGCGGTCGAGCTCGGCCAGCACGCGCTGGGTAGCCTGCGACAGTGTAATGTCGGCAATGCTGCGCCATTGCTGGCCAGCTTTTTTCGTTGAGGTGCCGAACTTGCCATACTTGGCGGCGCCGGCGGGCGTGCGCGGCCAGCCAGAAGGCCACTGCAGCGGGTAGGCGGTGATCATGGCGCCACCCGCTTGAACTCGACCACCCACACCCAGGGATTGGCAGCCCAGCTGCCGGCGCCGTTGATGCTTTCCCACAATGCGCAGTAGGCGTCGCGCGCGTCCGGCGATGGGTTCGGGCAGCCGCAGGGTTCCGGATCGCCGCAGCAGACGCAGCCACCGTCGGTGATTCCTTCGTCGCGCGCGTCCGGCTCGCTGATGTCCTGCAGCCGCTCGACGCGCACCGACACGATCTCCAGCAGGATGCGACAGGCCCAGCGCGGCATATGAATGCTTGGGCGTACTTTGCCGGCTTTTGGGACGCCATCGTGCGGCGGCGTACCAACGTGCTTCCAGTCACGGCGCGCGCAGTCGGCCTCGTAATGAGTTGGCGCCCATGGCGATCTGTAGCCAGCATCGAGGCAGCGCTCGGCCACGCGTGCCGGGCTGTCGGTGTTGAACGCATCGGTGAAGCGATAGCTCTCTCGCACCCACAGGCGGTCGCCGTGCGCGCCATATGGACAGGCATCGCCCGCCATGCCGTGGGCACCAGGTGCGCGCGTCTCAGAAACGCTCAGCATCGACTGGAAGGCATTGCACGGCCACCAGTGGTCACCTGATCGGTTAGGGTTCGGCTCCGGCTGCGGCTTCATGATCCGCCGCGTCTGCGTCTTGCTGCCGTCCAGGATGGCGCGCACCATGGCGCCCTGGAAGAGGATCGGACGTTCTTTCATGCCCCACCCCCTTGGCAGTTCTCGTGGTGGGCGCCGCCCTCGATCACGCCGCATTCCGCGCAGCGGTTGCCCAGGCGCAGGCTTTTGCGGAACACCTCGCGCTCCTCGTCGGTCCAGACCGTGCCGGCCGGATGGTGCGAGGGCGTCGTCGGGATCAGGTTTTCGGCGGGCGACGATGTTCCGCAGCCGGTGCAGGTCAGCACATCGCCCTGGCGCACGATGCTGGGCGTGGTCGCCGCATCCCGCGCCCGCTGCTTCTCGCTCGTGGCAGGCTGTACTGGCGCAGCTTGGGCGGCACCAGCAGGGCAAACGCAGCGCCCGTGCCATTCACCCTCAACACTGTGAACGTCACCAGTTCCACCGCAGTATTCGCACAGCGCGCGCATTTCCGCGCAGGTGTCCGGATTCGGCGTCTCGGCTGGCGCACCAGCAGCGAGGTATTTGCGAACGTCGTCGGCGGCGTAGAATTCTTCCAGCACGACATCGCCGTTTTGCACGCCACGCGCCTGCCGTTTGTAGACGGGCAGCACATCGTATTTGCCGATGTTCGACATCGCTACATCAGCGCCTACCTTGGCGGCAGCACGGGGGAACCGATTGCGGTCGGCCATAACGGATTTCTTGGCGAATGACCGCATTTCTGACGGGGTGTAGCGAGGCCGAGGTCCAGATTCTGTGTCGTATATGCGCCCCTCGTGCAGAGGCGGCAATTCTGGTTCGCTGTCAGCGCCAGGGATGGGATTGGTCATGGTGTGTCCTTGGTGATAGTGGCTGGAGCAACTTGCTGGAACTTGGCGGCCTTGATCATGCGGGTGCGCGCCTTATCGCATTCACTGTCGGTCAGCATGCCCTGAATGTGGCAGAGCGTGATGGCCTTGCTGATGCGTTCGACCAGTTCGAGCGCCATGCCCATTGGCGCCATGCCAGCAGCAAAGCACTGGTCTGTGATGCTTGGCCCGAAGGCAGAGATAACGAGTTCCATCACGCCCCCTTCGTGGTGTCGGTTGGCTGCGCAGCGTCGTACATCGCTTGCCAGCACTCAGTAGCGGGTCCATTCCCAACACCACGCCCCATTTTCTTTACGGACCAGTCGCGGGCAGCGATTAGCATTGCCTCTGTAGGGGTGCGAGGCACCGCCCCTTGTGCATCTTTTTGTGCTGCTGGAGATGGGGAGGCAAGGGAATGAGCGCTAACGAACTCCTTGAACTTTTCCGCAATAAATTCGTCGCCAGCGATCAGTGCGTTACGCCATGGGTCATTCATATTGGAATGCTCTCCAATTTCCACTTCTGTCATCGCAGCGATCTGCGCGGCAAGTTGGTCAGCCATGTCATGGTAAGCGTCCCGGTCACGCAAAGTGGCGTCCCACAACTCATCGTCGGTCGGGCGAAACCCTTCCAGCACTGCCTGTGCAGCAGCGACCGGCTGGGGCGCAACACCAGGGCCGTTACGCGATTCAAAATCTGACAAGCGGCCATTGGCATCGTCAACCTGCTTGCGCAATCGTGCGATCAGATCGTCGCGCGGGTCTTCGCTAATTTCCCCGCTAGGAGCGCTGGCAGGAATGGCCGACGCATACAACGCCTCCACCAGCTCGATCACGTGCTGCTGGGCGTCGTTGAGCGCCTTCGCAGCGCCTACCCGCTTCGGCTCGATCATTACGCTCTCACTGGCGGCGCCGTAGGCCAGGATGGCGTCGCTCAGCTGGGCTTTGGTGGGGCGGTTCATGCAGCCTCCTGGGCAAGTTCGCGTTCGTGGGCAAAGTTGGCGCGGATCAGCGCCTCCGATAGTGGTGGGCAGACCGAATTGCCGCACATGCGCACCTGCGCCGACTTCGTCAGCGGCACGCGCGGCAGCGACAGCGGATCGGCCACGGCTTGGTGTCCGCCGGCGAACAGCAGGGCCGGGTCCGGAATTTCGTTGATGATGTAGTGCGCCGGGAAGCCCTGCGCACGGTAGAGCTCGTGCGGCGCCAGCATGCGCAGGCCGATGTCGACGATCTGGTAGTCCTGACCGTGAATGGTGACCAGTCCGAAGCGGTCGCGGCTGGTGACCGTGGCAAGCGGGCCGCCAATGCGCGGATCCTGATCGACCCCGTAGTAGCTGAGCAGGAAGGCGCGCACCTCGGCGTGGTGCTGGCCCTGGGCGCTGATCGTGCCCAGGGGGTCGTCGGTAGCGGCCGCCGTGCTGGTGCCGCGCAGCTTCACCAAACTGCTGGCGACTAAGGCATGTCGATTCTCGGTCGGAATGGTCGGAATCGGTGCATCCGGCGTCTGACCACGCGCATCCGATGGCCGCTTATCGCTGTAATACGGGGTCAAGTGCGCCGCGACCAAACCTTGCTGTGAGGCGCTGGCCGTGATCGTCGATATCGGCGCATCAACTGGGCGGCCAGCCTTCACGCCCGTCCGCTCTTTGTTGTGCTGCGCCATGAACGCGACGGCCAACGCTGTGTCGCCCTTTGCCGTGATCGTTGCCGCTGGCTCGTCGGCGCCACGTGGCCGACTATCCCCGGCCCGGCCGCCGACGCCCACCAGCGCTGCCGATACCAATCCGAAGTGGCCGCCCTTGACCTGCGCGCAAATCGTATGCAGCGGAGCGTCCGCCGCCATCACGCGTTGGCTGGTCGAATTGGCGTGCTGATTCAGGAATGCCGTGACAAGGGCTGCTTTGGACGCGCAGACCACCGTGCCCAGCGGCTTTTCAATGTCCAGCGCGCGCGGCGCCTGGCCTTCGCGTTCCCCGTACCCGACCTGGACCAACGTGGCGGATGCCAGCGCCTTCTCGCCGCGCTGGGCGCCCGTGATCGTGCGGAACGGCTCATTGATCGATTCGCTGCGGTCGCCGCCCTGGTGCGTCACCGGGACGATGCTGGGCACGACGATAGAACGATGGCTCTCCGTCGTGATCGTGCCCATCGGCTGGCCAGCCGGCACGGGCTTGCCCGAAAAGACGGGGCCGCCCTGCCCGACGATGAAAGGCTGCGCCGAGTCGACGACGTAGCGCATGATCCCCTTGGCGATGCGGCGCAGCGTGGCGTCGGCCAGCGGGCGCTTGCGTTCGAAGATGCTGGGGCATGGCAGCGACCAGTCGATGCACTCGGCGGCCGTGCGGTGTGGCAGCAGTTTGCCGGCCAGGACGCCGGGCGACGTCGGCGCGCCGTGGGTGGCCTTCGGCCAGAGAATGGGCAGGCCGTCGCGCCGCGCCACCAGGAAGAAGCGCTTGCGGATGGTGGGCGTGGCGTGGTCGCTGGCGCGCAGCTCGCGGTGGTCGACCGTGTAGCCGTGGGCCTGCAGCTGGCGGATAAAGCTGTCGAAGGTCTTGCCGCGTTTGGCAGGGTCGGGCTTCCAATTGCCGTCGGCGTCGCAGAGCAGCGGGCCCCAGGTTTTGAATTCCTCGACGTTCTCCAGCATGATGACGCGCGGCTTGCACTTCGCCGCCCAGCGCAGCGTCACCCAGGCCAGGCCGCGAATCTTTTTCTCGACCGGCTTGCCGCCCTTGGCCTTGCTGAAATGCTTGCAGTCGGGGGACAGCCACACCAAGCCGACGGGACGGTTGTTCGTGACCTTGATCGGGTCCACGTCCCAAACGCTCTCGCACAGGTGCTGAGTATGCGGGTGGTTGATGGCATGCATTGCCAGGGCTTCGGGGTCGTGGTTGATGGCGATGTCGACGGGGCGACCGAACGCGCGCTCCAGGCCAGTGCTGGTGCCCCCGCCGCCGGCGAAGTTGTCGATGATCAGCTCACTGCCCAAGTCGAGCGGCATTGTCATGCGGTCGCGCTTCATGCCGCCGCTCCCTGCAGCACCGCCGGCACGCCGAACAGGTAGCAGTCCAGAGGCATGCGGATGTGCAGCGGCGCCCACTGCTTGCGCACCACCACCCGGCGCGGGAAGCGGTCGAACTCGTCATCGTCGTCCGAGAAGTCCTCTTCGACGACCGGGGGCACGTGGTCGGTCGGCGCATCCGGCACGTTGAGCGCCCAGACGCCGGGCGCGCTGCCGTTCTTCGGCCGGACGGTCGATTCGACCAAGCAGACCACCTTGCCCTGCTTGCGCAAATGCGCGAGGTAGAAAACCGTGGTGCAGCGGGCCTTGTCGACCGCGGCGGCCAGCTCGAGCGTCGTGGCCGCGCCCTTTCCCAGCAGGTCGAGGATCGACTGCATGACCGCCTGGGCCTTGGGAGTGGCGAAGGTGAAGTTGTTGCGCGACATGATCAGGCGGCCTTGCGCATGTCATCGGGGAACAGGTCGGCGGCCGTCTTCGGCTCCGGCGGCGTCAGCACCAGTTCGATATCGCGCTGGATGAATTCGCACAGCTTGCCGACGTCCGCCGCGTCCGGGTGGGCAATCATGCGGAACGTGATCGAGACGGACCCACCGTTCAGCGCCTCGATGGTGAAGTGGTCGAGCTTCACATCGTTCAGGACGATGTTGCTGTCGCCGCCCATGCCATAGTCCACCTCGGCGGTGTAGCCGGTCATCTCGATGTCCCACTTGATGGCGCCCATCTTCGGGTAGCGCAGCTGGGTGAGGCCGTCGTTCTCCACCACCTGGTCGACCAGGTCGGGGTTTTCGTCTTTCTTGAAGAGGTGCTGGCGCAGTTCGCTGTGGAAGTGGATCAGCGCGGTGCTGGCGCATGTGGCCTCGATCTTGAGGTCGAGGGCAGGCTTGGTGTCTTCGCCGTGCTTCTCCGCGCGCGGGTTCACGTTGGCGAGTTTTACCGTCTGGGTCATTTCGAACATCTTTACTCCTTGTTAGTTGGATGATATTTCTCGGCCGCCAGCCATACGGTCGACACCGGCGCCTTGAACCGGGCGGCGAGCGAACGGATTGTTTCGCCAGTAGCGCGCGCGGTTCGGATTGCACATACTTCAACATCAGAGAAACGCCGCCGCTGAGCGCGCAGTCCAATTGCGTAGGAATGGGCCATGTTGTAACTGGGCGAGCACCATTCGAGATTTGTAATGTTGGCTTGGGTCTTTTCTCCGTTGCGATGATTCACCTGGTTGCCGGCCGAAGCCACGTCAGCATTCCAGGTTTCAGCAACAAGGCGATGCACGTAGAAGTTGCGCATGCCGCTACCATCCGGGGACGCAAGATGAACTACGGGGTAGCCCCTCACAAGCGCCGGTCGCAGCCAACGACCGCCCACCGCGCGCCGACTACCGCAACTTCCCCGCGCCGTCCGGAGGTGAGACCAGACCCTACCGTCCTCAGTAATCGAGTAGAGCCCGAGGTAACCTGCGATTGCCCGCAGCTCAGAATTCATCGCCCTGCTCCTGTCGGGTGAACTTCATAAATGGAAAACGGATAATCTCGTCGAGGCGCGCCTTCGCGCCCGGGTCGCGGTCGAACTCGGCCCGCGACGTCACTCGGCACAGCGTGCGCACCTGGTGGACGGCGCTGGCCTCGTTCTGCACCTTGAGAAACCGCCAGAACAGCGGCTCCTTGCACCTCAAGGCGACCCAGGCGGAAAGGCGCGTGATCGGCATGCTTAGCTGACCTTCGTGTACGGGTGCTTTTCGGTCTCGCCCTTGATGTGCTTGTAGAAGTGCGAGCCCACCGACGGCGCGCCGGCGAACTCGCGGAACTGGTCGGCGTCGAAGTTCTGGTAGTGGTAGACGCTGCCCGGAGCCCCGCCCTTGCCGTGGAACTGGATGGCCAGCGTGCTGGTCTCGGGGTCGTGGCCAATGGCGGCGATTTGCGAGGACTCGACCTTGTTCATTGGAATGCTGACTGCTGTTTCCATGCTGCTCTCCTGGTGGTGGGTGGGCGTTACGCGGCGACGGCCAGGCCGGCGCGCACGTTGTTGATGTGGCGCACGAGGGCGGCGCACATGTTCGGGAAGTCCTGCTCGTGGTACAGCATGGCGGCGCGCTCGCGGGCGGCCGGCTCGAAGCCCAAGGTGCGCAGGAAGTCGGCGGTGACCGTGAAGCCGAGGCGGTCGACGATCTGGCCGAGGCGCAGGCTGGCGGGCGTGGTGGGCGCAGCCGCTGGCGGCCGGTCGGTTGGAAACGGCCAGGCTGCCGCCGGCGCCAGAACCCTTTTTGCCAGTACAGGGTGGGCTGCGGCCATACGTGCAGCGCCTTCCTGCTCATTCAGTTCCTGGGCTGCTGGCGACAATTCAGCGCCCTGCGGATCGGCTTGTGCGGCGGCCAGTTCCTGCTGCGCTCGTGCGGCTTCCGCCTTCCGCGCGGCCTCGGCATCTGCCTCGGCCTGGATCCGCTTGCGATCCGCTTCATCGGCCGCTTTGCGCGCGTCGATGCGGCTGGTGACGGCCAGGTGGAAATCTTCGTCTGGCTTCTGGATCAGCTGCTGGAGATCGGCAAACAGGAACTCGAACCCGGCGGCGTTTTGCATGTACCAGGCCAGGCGCCCGCGCACGGCCTTGGCCAGCGCGTCGACACTGATCTTGCCGGCCGCCAGCTCGGTGTCGACGGCGTCGTGCAGGCTGGCCAGCGTGCGCTTGTTCTTCATGGCGCCGGCGAAGTCGCGGGCCTGATACACCAGGCGCAGCGGCGCCAGTTCCTGCTCCAGCGCGGCCACGTGTTCCTGGAAGTCCAGCTTCACCTTGGCCAGGATGCCGGCCTTGAGCAGTTCCTTCTTGTCCTTGACCGTGCGGGTCAGCAGCAGGCGCTTCTCGCGCAGTTGGGCGCTAATGTGGTCGACCGTGCGCATCAGCTCGTCGATGTCAGCCGTTTGGGCGATCGCGGCCGCCTTGGCCTGCTCCAGGCTCTTCTCTGCCTTGTCGCAGAATTTGATGGCTTCCTCGGCGTTGGCGAAGTCCTCGTCGGTCAGCAGGTCCGTCTTGATGCTGACGATGAAAGCGTCGGCCTTGGCCTGGAACACGGGCAGGTTGGTCACAGCCACCTCGCCGCGGATCTGGATCACCAGGGCGGGCAGCTGCATGATCGGCTTGGCCGCAGGCTTCGGGGTGAACTGCTTCGGCTCGTAGACGGCCAGGTCGGCTTCGAACTGGGCCCAGCCAGCGCGGATGCGCTCCTGCCATTCATCGGACGGCTGCACGTACATGGTGACCATGTTGTCGAGCGTGCCGTCGGACACCATGAACAGCAAAATGCCGGCGCCAGTGATCATCATGATTTGCTGGCACTGCGGCTGGTATTCGTCGGGCAGCACGCCCTCGGCAACCGACGCGGCCAGGGCCTCGTTCCACTGTTTGTGCTCCCAGGCGACATCCTCAGCCATAGTCAAACCGTCGCACGATGCCGACAGGCGCCCGATCGAGCAGGTCACTGGGTAGAGCTCGGTGGCCAAGATTTCCTCCGCCATTGGGCGCGCCAGCGCTTCCACCTGGTGGCCGTAGTCCAGGATGTTGGCCTGCACCCAGTCGCTGAATTCCTTCGGTGTGCCGGTGTGCTTCATGTGGAGCAGCTCGGTGCGGCTGACCTTCGACGACAGGCCCAGCATCGCGGCGGCTTCACTGGCGCCGAACATCGAGAGGCGATATTGCTGCCAGTCTGGCGATCCCTGTACCAGGGTATGGGTGGTCTTAGTCATTTTCGTGGCTCCAGGCGTCGATGGTGGTTTTCTGCTCGTCAGTCAGCAGCGTGCGGGTTTGAATGAATGCGACGAGTTCGGCGACGCTCTTCTTCTTGTCGAGGATCTGCTTGCGCCAGACGGCGCTGTTCTTCTTGAAATCGTCCTCGGAGCAAATCGGCAGCGCGCCCGCGGAACCGTTCACCTCGCCTGTGGACTGGTCGACGGCGTCGCTGCCGCCCTGGTCGTCGATGTCCTTGACGGTCACAACCTCACCGTCGAAGGTAAAGCTCTTGCCGGTGTCGGCCACCTGCGCCACTTCCACCGCGCGCTGCACCTCGATCGACTTCGGCATGTACTTGAGCACCTGCAGGAGGACGACCTTACGGGCGTACATTTCCATGTTTTGGCCGTCCTTCTCCAGGGCGTAGTGCCGGGCGCCGACCTTGTTGAATTTGTTGAGATGGCGCACAACGCGCTCCATGCTCCAAACCTCCATCACCGGATATTCGCTGCCGTTCACGCGGCCAATGGCGTAGACGTGGGTGATATCGCGCCAGGTATCGCCGCCGCCTTTTGGTCGATGGGTCACGAAGGGCCGGTCGCCCAGCGCCCACTCGAATTCGTCGCCGGCATACACGGCACCCGTCCAGACCGTGGCGCGGCCAGCGCGGGAGACCAGGTCGACCAACCCCTGCCAGCCGGGCACGAAAGTGGCCTTGCCGCCGTAGGGAACCAGGTAGCCCTGCCCGCCCACGCCGATCTCCAGGCCCAACTGGGCGGCGACGATCACCGAGGCGAAGATGCTGTGCATGTCGCACTGCTGCAGCGCGGAGTTCTGGCTGAACGAGGTCATCGCCAGGCGGACCATGCGGTCTGCCGTAATGTGCTTCGGGAGGGCCAGGGCGATCTGACCCTTGTATTTATCCATGAAGTCGTTGAGTGACTTCGCTGGGCTGACGGAAACTTGATTACTCATTTTTTGGCTTTCTCGTGGGTGGGGAAATTCAATTCAGGGCGCAGACGACGGCGAGCAGCAGGCCCACGATCGTCAGCGGAAGCGCCTGGCGCTGATCGCAAGCGCGCCACAGCGCGTCGACGCCACGGCTGATCGGATTCCTGGTGCGGGTGCGGATCCGGTTCATGCTTCGCGCTCGATCTGTTGACGGCGGATCGACAGGCTGATCTGCGCCGCCACCTGGTGCTTTTCCATCTGCACCAGGTAGTTGCGCAGGTCGTGCAAGTGGGCCAGCTCTTCGCGGGACCGGCGCATGCTCAGCTCGATGGCACGCAGGCGCATGCGGCGGGTGAGGCGCTGGTAGATGCGCACGGCGGCGCGGCGGGCGCGGCGGATCACGATGCGCTCCCGATGGCCTTGGCGATGGCGGCTCGGATGTCGGCAAGCTTGGCGTCGATCCCATCTTGAAGATCATCACCTTCGAAGCCTGCGATGAAAGCTTCTGCCGATTGCAGCGCGGCCAGCAGTTCCGGCGCGGCCGCGATCAGGTGGATGTTGGCCAAGTTTTCGGCCTCGTCCGCATCCCAGTAGCCGATGGCGCCGCGCACATAGGCGAATTTTTGCTTGTCTTCACCGTAAGGTGGCAGACCGTGAACGCAGCAAACGTCAGCAGGCCGCGTGTCGTAGTCGATTTCCCAAGGGCCCGGTGTATGCGCGCTCACGCTTCCACCTCGCTCGGCTTGTTCTCGATGGCCAGCAGCTGCTGAATCTGCGCTTCGATCTGCGTGCACTTGGCCGTGGCCTCGGCGCGCGTGTTGGCGGCCTGCTGGCGCAGCGCGGCGATCTTGTTGTCGACCATTTCCTTAACAGGGAATATCTCGGCCGTGACGGTGGCCGTGCCGACCTGCGTCCAGCCCACCGTGCTCATGTCGCTGGGGCTAGCGCTCAGCAGCGCGGCACCCTCTGCAGTCTGCATTTGCTCGGGGGTAAGATAGGTATAGTCGGTCGACCACAGCTTGGTCTCGAAGGTGACGCGGCTCATGCTGGCACCACGCATTCTGCAGGCGCCGCAGCGCGCATCGCGTTGAAATCCATGCCACCTGCCAGTTCGACCGTGGCGCCCGCATCAGCGTGGTCCTCGATGCACTTGCCGATCAGGTCGAGCAGCATGTTCCCGGCCGTCAGCGGGCCGCAGGACAGCGCCGCGCGGATCAGGTGTTCGGTGACACCCTCGCCCACCAAGCGATCCTGGAGGCGTTCGGCCAGGCGGCCCAAAGTCTGCTGATGGCCGGCCAGGGCGTTGGTGCGGATGGCCTTCTGGTGGCGGACGGTCTCGGCGTCCAGGGCGTTTCGGTAGGCTTCGCCAGCTTCGCCCAGCTGCTCGTGGGCGCGGTCGGTGGCGAGGTGTGGATTGTCTGGAAGTCGCATGCTTGTCTCCTGGTTTGCGGCAGTTGTCAGGTGGTTTCGGGCTAGTTCAGGCCGTCTCAACATGGACACAGTATTAGTGTTGCTCCTATCGTTGTCAAGAGCATTGCTTCTATTTTCTGAAAAATATTTCTGCCTGCAAATTGGGTGGACGTAAAAAAGCCCGCTCACGGCGGGCTGGCCTTACTGAATTAAGAACTTAACGGTTCGGGGCTTCGCAGACACGATGAAGTAGAAAATTTGCGGTCCTGGTGTCGGCAAGATACCTCCCGCCCCTCCTGGTCAAGTAGATCGGCTGCTGGACGGGGCACTCGGCGCTTGCCATTACCGGCTCGACGAGATCGATCGTCACGGAGATATCGCCTTTTTTATTCAAGAAAGTTCCATCATTGACATCATCAGTTGTTACGGGCGATATCGCGATGCTAGAAGCGCGTAACCCGTAGGTGCGCATAACGGCAGCCAGATTGCTTTCACGCGCAGGGATCAACGAAAGAAAATCATCTACCGCTTTCGGTTTCTCCAGTAGTCTATAGCCCGGTTGAGATAACACGGCCGCGCTCGTAAAAAGCGAAATAAGCGAGGTGGCGACTTTAAGAAAGGCGCTTCGCATATCAAATCCGATCACTCTCTTTGCGAACCACTCGCCCAATGACGATGCAGCTGTCGCCACGGCAAATTTTCCGATGATGTTTCCGCTGGTCCGGGTTATCTGATGTGAGCCACCAATCACCTGCGTCACGGGCAAAACGCTTCACCATTGCCTCCCCCTCGTAATTCACTGCAAAAACAGCCCCGTCGACGGGCCGCTTATCGGAAGTGTTCAAAATCACCACATCATCCTCATAGAGCGATGGCTCCATGCTGTCGCCTTTGACCTGGATGGCAATCAAGAAATTGGGGTTCAGTTTTGAACGATCGAGCCAGGAGCGACGAATTCCAAGCGTCCCTCCTTCGCGACGGTCGGGTTCAGTTTGAAACCCAGTCACGCCCGCCTGCAGGCGCAACTTCACCATCGGAATCTGCACGAAGACCGGGTCGTCATCGTCGACAGCGACAACTTGTCTCGATCCAGGGATTGTCGACAGATTGACTTTGTCGGCCAGGCGTGGGCTCACGAACTGGGGATCGGCACCAAGCACGCGACAAAAGGCCATCAGCGCCTCGATGTTTAGCGGAATCACGCCACGAAGATACTGACCTACCGCGCCCTGCGATCCGATCCCAGTCTCCCGGCCCAGCCATTCTTGGGTCGCGCCCTTGTTGGCTGCTTTGAACGCTGACCATGCGGCGCCAAGGCGCTCCGCCTCCTGCACTTCTTCGATTGTAAGTTCGCGTCGTTTCATACCCGTATTTTATTAGTGATACTTTTTATTTTCGTCAGCACTTGAAAAGCAACGCTTCTAATGTAGAATGTCAGCAACAGGAGTATTGCTCTTATTTTTTGGAAGCTGACATGCAACTCGAAGAACACCTAAAAGAAACGAAGCAGAGCCAGGGGGATTTCGGCAAACGCCTGACACCCCCAGCATCGCAAGGTCTCGTAAGTCAATGGGTCCGAGGTGTCACTCGCATCACGCTCGACTACGCACTTCAAATCGAGCGCGAGACGGCCGGCGCGGTGACTCCGCAGGACTGCGCAGACATGTTCGCCGCCGGTTGCCGTCATCCCATCTCGGACTGAACGGTATGACGTCGCGTTGTACCCCCACGTCCACAAGATTGCAACTTGGAAACAAGTTGCATTTTCGCGCACCCCATTGATAACTGGAGATAACAGATGAGATCAGGCGTTATCAAAGCACCCTCCCAACTTGTACTGGACTTCGAACCAGGCTTGGTTGAGCGATACAGCTCGCTGCGCGAATGTGTGGCCACTGGCGTCTACCAGAGGGGCCTCAAACGCATTGCGATTGAACTCGACTCGGCGCCAAGCAACCTTTCGGTGCAGTTGAGTGAAGATCCCTCGCGTCACTTTAGCGTCGACTCGCTGGAGCTCTACATTGAGCGGACTGGCGACTTCACACCGATTCACTATTTGGCCGAGCGTTTCCTGGCTGACAAAGGCGCTCGACGCGATGCCGCGCAGGCTGAATTGCTGGCTCAACTTGCGACGTTGCAGGGCCTCATGAAGAAAGCGGGGATGGCGTGAGCGAGCCAATCATCTCCCGCGCCCAACTGCGCGACAAAGGCGCCGCGGATTTCGCCCGGGGCGTGCCCCGAAACGATCATCCGTTCAACTGGTGCTCGATCGGCGCGATCGCAGACTGGCAGCAGGGCTGGGACGACGCCGCGGCGCTGGCCAGGGTGGAGCATGAACAGGCCCGTGAGGCTGCGACGGTATGAGCTTAAAGGTCGTGCCAATCACGCTCGACGAGGCAAATGCATTCGTTGCGCGGCATCACCGACATCATCAACCGGTTGTGGGCCATAAATTCAGTATCGCGATCGCTACAAACGCCATTGTTCACGGCGTTGCTGTAATCGGTCGGCCCGTCGCGCGAAGCCTCGATGACGGATGGACGCTCGAAGTGAACCGGTGCTGCACAGATGGGACCCGCAATGCGTGTTCGATGCTTTACGGAGCTGCATGGCGCGCGGCCAAGGCAATGGGTTTCCGTCGCTTGATCACTTACACCCTCCAAAACGAAGGCGGGGCCAGCTTGCGGGCGGCGGGTTGGCTCTTGATCGGCCAGCGTGGTGGTGGGAATTGGAATACGCCGGCCCGGCCGCGAGTGGACACCGCCGAAATTCTGCGCGGCCAAAAATCGTTGTGGGAGGCCACTTGATCAATATTCCGGCTCCGCACACCGCAGTCGAGCAGCTGGTGCTGGCCGAGCATCGCCGCGCCGCCCGCGCGCGCCGCACAGCTGCGGCCGTCCTCAAAACGCTTTATCGCGCCAACCTGGTGAAACGTCGGCCATGAATTACTACGAGAAGCACATCGGCGATTTCATCCGGGACACAGTCAGCCTGTCCATGCTGGAAGACGGCGCCTACAACCGCCTGCTCGACCAGGTGTACCAGACCGAACGCGCCCTGCCCCTCGATAAAAAGGAAGTCTACCGGGTAGCTCGGGCTACCACCTTGGCCGAACGCAAGGCCGTCGATTATGTGCTTGGAAAATTTTTCCACCAGACCGACGACGGCTACATGCAGAAGCGCGCCCAGATCCTGATCGAGGAATATTGGGACCGTCAACCTGCCGAGGAATCGAAACGCGAAAGCGCCAAGGTCAGGCAGCAGCGCGCCCGCGCGCGCCGGCAGGCGCTGTTTGACCAGCTGCGCGAACACGGCATCGTGCCTGAGTTCAATACCCCTTCGAAGCAGCTTGAGGCACAACTGTCACGCGTGACAAAGCGTGACAGTCACGATGATGTCACGCGTGACGACACGTTAACCCAACCACCACTACCCAATCACCAATCACCAGAAGAAGTAAACCACCACCCCGACGGATCTACCGAAGTAGGCGCCGTTCCGCCGCAAGGGGGAAGTCCGACGAGGATTGGTGAAATCTGCATCCTGCTGCGCAGTTTCGGGGTGAACACGAGCCCCAACGCCCTCAGCCAGCACGAGTGGCCATCGAACCCCGGCGCCACCGACGAGCTGCTGCGCACTGCCGTGGCCGAGGCGAAGGAATCGAATTCCAACGGCCGGGTGCACGTGAACTACCTCAAGCCGATCATCGAGCGCCTGCTCAACCCGCCGGCGCCGAAGGTACCGAAATCGGACCAGTGGGCGTGGAAGCGCAGCAACACCGGCATCGAGGCCAAGGGCCGTGAACTGGGCATGTTCGCCCGCGGTGGCGAATCCTATGCCGACTTCGCCGCCCGCATCCAACTCGAAATCGACAAGCGAAAGGCGAAAGCATGAGCACCGATCTGCATCACGAAGTCGAAGGGGAGCGCCGCAAGGCTGGCTTGTGCGCTGCCTACGGTTGCCCCTTCCCTGGCACGTCCAGCAACAGCACGACCGGTACCGACGACTGGTGGTGCTCGATGCACAACAGCTCCGAACCCGGGCGGGCCCAGGTGATCACCGCCGAGCTGCGCCGCCATCCCTGGCTGGTCAACGCCATCGTCGACTGCAAGCGCTATCGCAAGGGCGCACCCGAGTGGCCGAACGTCTACGCACGCATTTACGGCGACATCGCCGAAGCGAAGCGGCCTGACCTGCAGTGGAACGGCACCGAGAGCCGGATGCTTTGGACGATGCGCCTGGAGACCGCCCTGGTCGGGATCATCCGTGAGGTGGCTGATCGACGAGAGCCGCAGCTGCCAGGCGTAGGCCAGCAAGGAACAGTCGCGGCTTACGAGTTCGCCTTCCCGGCCTAGCTGACAGATTTGCAACGTAAGACCAATTCGCGCGCGAGCGCATAACCGCAGCACCAAGGGGGACACGATGAAAACCAAAGAACTGATCGAGCGGGCGCAGCTGGCTTGGCGCATCCTTCGTAGTCGCGATGGCAACCTTGTAGCACACACCCGCACCGAGCTCGAGGCCGCCGGCTACTTCGATGGCGACGACATGAACCAGCAAATGGCCGATGACGTGGTCGACCTCTCCCGCGTGTTCTCGGCGCAGGGCCACAGCGGCTTTAGCGCATCGTTCTGCCGGCAGCTGTTCGACAAGGTCGCAGCGTTCAAGCCACTCGGGCCGCTGACCGGCGCCGACTCGGAATGGTTCGATCACGGCGACATGATGGGCGAGACCCGTTGGCAGAACAAGCGCTGCAGCCACGTCTTCAAGAACGCCGATGGTACGGTGTACGACATCGATGCGGTGGTGTTCGAGGACACCGATGGGGATCGGTTCACGAGCTACCACAGCCGCCAGCCGGTGACATTCCCATATGCACCGCGCACGGTAGTAGCCAAGATCCCATCGGGTGCTACCGATACCCAGAGGCAGATGCTGGCGCAGCAGGCCTGGGCCGCCGCCGCATGAACATCCTCGCCATCGACCTTGGCACCCAATGCGGCTGGGCCATCAGCGCCGCCGGCGCCGTCGCAGGCGGCAGCGAGAACTTCGCCCCGTCGAAGCACGGCAGCCACGGCCACCGCTGGCTTGCCTTCCGCCAGTTCCTGACCGAGAAAGCGCGCGCTGCCGGCGGCGTGCACACCGTCTACTTCGAGCACGTAAAGCGCCACGAGGGCGTGCTGGCCGCCCACGCATACGGCGGCTTCCTCGCCATGCTGCAGGCCTGGTGCGTGACCAATCACGTGGCCATGAATCCGGTGGGTGTGGGCGAAATCAAAAAGCACTGGACCGGCAAGGGCAATGCCAACAAGGAAATGATGGTGGCTACCGCCCGCGCAAAGGGCTTCACGCCGGTCGACGACAACCACGCCGACGCTCTCGCCATCCTGGCGCTGGCGCGGCACATCGAGGGGAAATAGCATGAACTGGACAATCGCAATCGCCGTAATCCTGATCGCCTCTCCTGCCCTCGTGTGCCTCGGCGCATTGATGTGCGCACCCTCCCTCGACGACATCGAAGTGAGGCGCCATTGACCGACGCAGTTCCCAAGCGTGCCTTTCGGGATCCACTCCAGGTCCTGATCGGCAGCGAACATCAAAGCTGCAAGGGCTGCCGGCACGAAGTGCGCGCCGAACCTTTCGGAAAGGTGGTGTGGGTGTGCACCGCCAAGAACACCAAGGGCCAGCGGCTCAACCACGGCACCAGGTGCAAGGAATTCGGATGACAGAGCGGAAAGACATCGGCGCCAGGTTGGAAAATTGGGCAAGGTGGTGCACAGCCCGCGCCAGCCGCGGCGCCGACTGCATGACGGGCGCCATCTGCGAGAGCATGCGCAAGGCCGCCCTGGGTAACGTCTGGTCCGGCCACAACGCCCGCGACGAGACCGACGACCAGGATGCGGTGAAGATCGAGCGCGGCATGCGCGAGCTGCCCGATGCCCAGCGCCTGCTGCTGTGGTGGTGCTACATCAAGCAGCAGCATCCTGGCTTCGTGGCCCGCAAGCTGTCATTTCCCACGCCAGAGTTCGTCACCCGCTTCCGTGAGGCCCAGGAGGCGATCGAGGACATCGTGGACGGCGGCAATCGGTGATCAGAAAATTGCCTATAGTCCATTGACAGCCGGAAATCACGAGCGTAAATTACGCATCTACAACTTAATTCCGTCAAGCACTACGACGTGGCCGGTTCCCATAGGGAGCCAGCGGCGTCTCCGGAAGATAAATCTCTCAAAGCCCTGCGTCAGCGATGACGTGGGGCTTTTCGTTTTGGGGAATGATCATGAGCAAAACCGCAAAGCTGCTTGACGCCCTTCGAGTTGAACTGAGGCTGAAAAACGACGGTGCTCTCGCTGCCGCTCTCGAAACCGATCCACCCAACGTCTCGCGCCTGCGTCATAGCAAGCGTGACATGGGGCCGCAGCTGCTTCTCAAAATCCACGACCCCACCGGCTGGCCCTTGCGCGATATCAAGGGCGCCCTGGGCATTCCCTGCCTGGCCAGCTTGGTACCGGCAGCCTGATTAACGGCACGACGCACCCACCAGTCAGCGCTTTCTGAGCGCGCTGCCCCAGGCAAACGACGCCGGACGCTGTCACCGGCACAACACCGAACTGAGTCTCCTCCATTGCGTAACAGCGGTGGATTTAGCCTGCGCCCTCCCCGGGTGGGGGCCTTTTTATTCCTGCGCCAGAGCGCTCCCAGTGGCGTGTAACGGGCGCATCCGAGGACGAACAAAAGCCGATTTTTGACGCTTTCCCTTGCGGGTTTGGTCGGCGCGGGCCGAGGAAAATCGAATTCACCCCATGCAATAAAACGACGAGGACCACATGGCAGATGCCAAATGTGGCGCGAAAACACGCTCCGGCGAGCCGTGCCAGTCGAAGCAGATGGCAAACGGCAGATGCCGGATGCACGGAGGAAAAAGCACCGGGGCGCCCAAGGGAAGCCAGAACGCGCTGAAGCACGGGATCTACGGTGACCTGATCAGCCCCGACGAAGCCCTGGTGGCGGACCAGATCATGTCCGAATCGGGTAAGGTCGAAAGCGAGCTGCTGGTCGTCCGCCTCCAGCTGCGCCGCGCGCTGATCGCCCAGCAAAAAGCGGAATCGAATGGCGGTCTGGACGTGCACGAGTCGATTTCGCGCCAGGGAGCGGAGAACGTGAGCGCCCACAGCGAGAAGGTTATGCGGGCGCGGGATTACTCCATGATCATCGACCGGCTGCTGGCCAGGATCGAATCCCTGGAGAAGACACGGGCCGCGCTGATCGTCTTCGGCACACCGAAGGGCGACGACCACAGCATTGACCGCGAGGACACATTCATCGCACCAGACGAACCGATTCCTGATGCTCCGATCCTCTGACCAGATTTCCCTGACCCCGAAGCAGGCCAACATCTACGCTTGGGGCTGGCAGCAGAATGCGCGGTTCCGGGACGCGGTGTGCGGCCGACGGTTTGGCAAGACCTTCCTGGGCGCCAAAGAAATGCGGCGCGCTGTCAAGCTGGCCGCCCGCTGGGGCGTCTCGCCGGACGATGAAATTTGGTACGCAGCGCCGACTTTCAAGCAGGCCAAGCGGGTGTTCTGGCGCCGCCTCAAGCGAGCCATCCCGCAGTCTTGGATCGAAGGCAAGCCGAACGCCTCAGAGTGCTACATCACACTCAAAACCGGCCACATCGTCCGCATCGTCGGCCTGGACAGCTACGACAACCTGCGCGGCTCCGGCCTGTTCTTCGTGCTCGTCGACGAGTGGGCGGACTGCCCATACGCAGCTTGGGACGAGGTGCTGCGTCCGATGCTCTCGACCTGCAAGTACACGATCAACGGCGTGCAGTACGTGGGCGGCCACGCGCTGCGGATCGGCACACCCAAGGGCTTCAATCACTGCTACGACACGTACTGCGACGGCCAGGCCGGCGGCGAGCCCGATCACCGCAGCTGGCTCTACACCACGGTCGACGGCGGCAACGTGCCCCAAGGCGAGATCGACGCAGCGATGCGCAAACTTGACCCGCGCACGTTCCGCCAGGAGTACCTGGGCAGCTTCGAAAACTACTCCGGCCGCGTGCACTACGGATTCGACCGACGCGAAAGCGTCAAGGCCTGCCCGCTCGACGCCACACTGCCGCTGCACATCGGCATGGACTTCAATATCAACCCGATGAGCGCGACGGTTTTCCAGGAGCGCCCGAACGGCGAAATCTGGCAGGTGGGCGAGATCACCATCATGACCAGCAACACGGACGAGATGGCTGACGAGATCAAGACGCGGTACGGCAAGCCCGGGTTTGACCCGATGAAGCCCAGCGTCGATCACATCACGATTTATCCGGATCCGGCCGGTGCGCAGCGCAGAACCAGCGCTCAGGGCAAAACCGACATCAGCATCCTGCGCGCGCACGGTTTCAAGGTGATCGCCATGAAATCGCACCCGCTGGTGCGCGACCGGATCAACTTGGTGAACGCGAAGATTCAGGACGCCACCGGCAAGCGGACACTCTTCATCGACGCCAGCTGCACCGCGTCGATCAAGTGCTACGAGCAGCTTTGCTACAAGGAAGACAAGAACAAGAACAGCACGAACCAGCCAGACAAGGAATTGGGGATGGATCACCTCCCCGACGCCACCGGCTACTACATCTACACGAAATTCGCATACCTGCCCGCCCGCCGCGAGCAGACCACACACATGAGCCGTTGATGCCCTTCAAGACCCTACAAGCCGGCTACCCGAAGGACAAAGACCTGCCAGAGCGCGCATTCCGCCTGGCCGCGCTGCGCCGCGTGATCGATGGCACCCTGTACGACGAATTGCAGCATCCCTTCCACGCCGAGAAAAACGACGGCGACGAATACGTGCCGCTGCGCCAGCGCCGCCCGTCGGTGCGCCATGCACTGTGCCGTCTGGTCGTGGAGGACTCGGTCTCCATGCTGTTCTCGGAAGGCCACTTCCCCGAAGTCGACTGCAAGCACAAGCCGACCAAGGAGATGCTGGCCGCCCTGATCAAGGAATCGATGCTCAACCTGGTCATGATCGACGCCGCCACGCGCGGCTCGGTCGGAAGCGTGGCCATCATGTTCCGCGTGATCAAAAACCGGGTGTTCTTCGAGGTGATGCAGACCGAATACCTCACGCCCACCTGGGACCCCGATGCTCCCGACACGCTGCTCAAGGTCACCGAGCAGTACAAGGTCAAGGGCCGGGTGCTGGCGGACGTCGGGTATTCGATCCCCGAGGACAAGCTGGGCGCGGATTACTGGTTCAAGCGCGAGTGGGACAAGCTGGCCGAGACCTGGTTCGTGCCCAAGCTGGTGGCCGACGGTGCGGCCGGCATGATGGTCGACAGCAGCAAGACCGTGAAGCACACACTCGAATTCGTGCCCGTCGTCTGGGTGCGCAACCTGCCCGGCGGCGACAAGGTGGATGGCGCCTGCACCTACCCGCCCGAGGCGATCGACGCCAACATCGAAATCGACTACCTGCTGTCCCAGGGCGGCCGGGCGCTCAAGTATCAGTCCGATCCGACCCTGTTGATCAAGGAGCCGGTCACGGGGAGTGACGGCAAGATGGTGCGCGGCGCCGGCAATGCGATCGTGGTTGGCCCAGATGGCGATGCCAAGATGCTGGAGATCAGTGGCACAGCGACGCAGGCCCTGATCGAATACGTGCGCATGATCCGAGAGCTGGCCCTGGAATCTGCTCACGGCAACCGCGCCAACGCCGACAAGATCAGCGCCGCCCAGTCGGGCCGGGCCATGGAGCTGATGAACCAGGCACTGGTCTGGCTGGCCGACAAGCTGCGCATCAGCTACGGCGAGGGCGCGCTGCTGGAATTGCTGAACATGGTCGTGGAGGCCTCCGACAAGATGAAGCTCCAGCTCAAGGACGGCACCAAGGTGGGTGCGCTGGCCACCACCGACAAGTTGGCACTGCGCTGGCCGGCCTGGTACGCGGCCACGGCCACCGACCGCCAGAACGAAGCGACGACCCTCACCACACTGAAAAACGGCGGCCTGATGAGCCAGGAGAGCGCCGTGAAGGTCATCGCGTCCGAATACGACATCGAGGACAGCGCGGCCGAGATCGCCTTGATCGATGGCGACCGCGAAAAGGAATTGGACTTGCTGGCCCGGACCACCCAGGCCACCAGCAAGGTCAGCGTCACGCAGTAATCCGCCGGCGATCCGGCAACCCGCAGCACCGCCGCCCGATGGCGGCATTTCATTTTAGGAGGGCCTGATGGCCAAACCGTTCAAATCTTTCCGTTTCATGAAGCCTGCCGACGATCCCGGATCGGGCGGCGGCGCCGGCGGCACCCCACCAGGTGGTGATCCGCAGACGTTCTCCCGCGAGTATGTCAGCGAGCTGCGGAACGAAAACAAGGGCCTGCGCTTGCGCGCCAGCGCCCTCGAAACGGAAAAGACAGCACTGCAGGAGAAGGTGACGGCCGCCGAAGCGACCGCTGCCGCTGCCCAGGGCAAGATCGACGCTGCCGAACAGGCATCGAACGACCGCATCATCCGGGCGGAGTTGAAAGCGGCCGCGGTCAAGGCCGGCATGATCGACATGGACGGCTTGAAGCTGGCCGACCTGTCGACCGTGAAGCTGAACGACAAGGGCGAAGTCGAAGGCGCTGATGCGCTGATGGAGTCCATGAAGACAGCGAAGCCGTACATGTTCGGGGCCACGGGCACGACGACGCAGACCGCGCCGCCGCCGCCCAACAACCCTCCAGCTCTGAAGCTGGCCAAGGACATGACGAAGGAAGAATACGCCGCAGCCAAGGCTGAGCTGATCAAGAAGTAATACCCGCCTCACCATTCGCATCGTGGCCAGACGCCAAGGCGATGAAGAAAACCACCTTTTCATCTTTTTGGAGTCCACATGACAATTCAGAACATGCCCTCGACCCTGCAGAATGCGATTCAGCAGGGTTTCCTGGAGACCGAATTTCGAAACGGTCTCACCTCAGCTCTCGGCTATCGCGCCGTGGCTGACCGCGAGCCGGTCGCCATCAACGTCGGCGAGACCGTCACCAAGACCCGCACGGGCCTGAAAGCGCCTGTCACCACCCCGCTGGTCGCTTCCAACAACACCAACCTGGACAACGGCCTTACGCCGACGCCGTTCACGATCGAGCAGTACACCCTGGGCATCGACCAGTACGCCGACACGATCGACCTGAACCTGGTGACCTCGCAAGTGGGCATCGCCAACCAGTTCCTGAAAAACGCCATGACCAATGGCGTGCAGGCCCGCCAGTCGCTGGACCGCATCGCCCGCAATGCCCTGTTCAATGCCTACCTGGGCGGCAACACCCGCGTGCGCACCACCCTGGGCGCGCCGGCCGCCACCATCAACGTGGACGACGTCCGCGGTTTCAGCAACGTGCTGGTGAACGGCAAATTCGTGGCGGTCTCGGGCGGCAACCCCGCTTCGGTGCTGGTGGGTGGCAACGTCTACAGCCTGACCGGCGTGACCGTCGACGGCTCGAACGTCTCCACCGCCCCTGCCGGCATCTCGGGCACGCTGACCTTCTCCAGCAACGTGTCCGTCGCCGACGGCACCGCGCTGAACTGCGTCAGCCACCTGAACGCCCCCGTCCTGGTCCGCCCGAACGGCAAATGGGTGGGCGGCTCCGCTGCCGGCGCCACCACGGCCACCTCGGCCCTGGTCGCTGGCGACGTGCTGACCCTGGCCACCATCGAAGACGCCATCGCCGCGCTGCGCAACAACACCGGCATGCAGGACGAGATGTTCAACCTGTACCTGGACAACGTGTCGATGCGCCAGCTCTTCGCCGACCAGGACTTCAAGCTGATGTACCAGGGTCAGTACGGCAGCGCCGAAGCCAAGCAGGGCAAGGTGTTCCAGCTGATGGGCGCCAACTTCATCCCCACCACCGAGGCGCTGGTCCAGGCCGCCGGCGGTGGCGTGGCCCCGAAGGTCCGCCGTCCGATCCTGTGCGCCCCTGGCTCGCTGGTCGAAGGCGACTTCGCCGGCATGACCCAGAAGGCCAAGGAAATGGGTGGCATGAACTCGGAAGTGCAAGAAGTCGACGGCGTCATGCAGATCGTGCGCGCGCCGCTCGATCGCCTGCAACAGATCGTCGCGCAGTCGTGGTTCTGGATCGGTGGCTTCGTCGCCCCGACCGACGCCACGGCCAACCAGACGATCATCCCGACCGCGGGCGCCCAGTACCTCAAGCGCAGCGTGGTGATCGAGCACGCCGGCTAAGCCAGTCAGCGATGTGAGCAAGCGGGGCCTTCGGGCCCTGCTCTCTTCCCTCATTTTCAAGGATCACCATGGCAACGAAAAAACAGAGCGCCGACGCGACGCAGGCCACCCTACCTGACACCGTCACCCTGGCCAGCCCCTACGGCTTCTTCGATGACGACGAAACCTTCCAGAGCTGGTCCGCAGGCCAGGTCGTCACCGACCCCGCCCACATCGAGCTGCTGATCGCGCGCGGCGCGCCCCTGGCGGAATAAGCATGTTCACGGACGCCGAAAAGGTCGACATCCGCCGCTTCTGCGGCTTCCAGGCGTTCGGCGCCACCGCGACGCAGGCCTTCGGGTATCGCTTCATGACCCACTACGGCACGCTCGAATACCGCATCAACAATTACACGGCCGCCGAGGAAGACGTGATCCGCAGCACCTACCTGGCCAACCTGGGCCCGCTGGAGACCGCGATCTTCGGCGCCGGCACCAACCTCGACACCGATGCCGCCGCGGTCTGGATCCACAACAAGCGCGAGGTCGCCGACCGCACTGCGCTGTTCGACCAGGTGCGCCGGCAGCTGTGCGCCTTCATCGGCATTCCGCCTGGCCCTGGCCTGGCCGGCTCCGGCAACAGCGTCGATTTGATCGTTTGAAACGGGCATCTGCCCAATAAGGAAAAAACATGTCCGCCAATACCGATACCTTTGAAAATAAGCTGATCGACTTCCTTTTCCGAGGCCAGGCCCTCGGCATCACCGGCGGCACCGCAGCCGCTGGCACGGGCCCGGCCACCCTGTACGTGGGCCTGATCACCGCCGCCGGCTCCGATTCGAGTGTCGGCACCGAAGTGACCGGCGGCTCTTACGCCCGGGTCGCGGTCAGCTCCTCGCTGGCCAACTGGGCGGGAACGCAGGGCGCCGGCACCACCACCGCCTCGTCCGGCAGCTCGGGCACCACCTCGAACAACAACACCATCACTTTCCCGGCGCCGACGGCGAACTGGGGCTCGGTGGTGGAATTCGGCATCTTCGACGCGGCCACCGGCGGCAATGAGCTGATCCGCGCAGCCCTGACGGTGGCGAAAACGATCAATAACGGCGACGCCGCGCCCTCGTTCGCCGCTGGCTCGCTGACCTACCAGATCGACAACTGATCATGACCCTGCGTGACCGCATCCTGGCCCGGGCAGACCTGAACGACGCGCGGGCGGCCCGGGACATCACCGCCCTGGCCGCCGCGCTGAACGCCGAAGGCCTGACCGCCCCGAAAACCCGCTTCGTC